CATCGGCGGGAAGGCGGCCAGGGCGTTGTCCACAGGGTTTTTTGCACAGTTGTCCACAATGGCCTGTGGATAACTCTGAATGTAGCCATTAGGCGCTAGTTTTTCTGTGGATAACTCGGCATCGACTTAACATAATGGACGTTGTACGAAGTAGACGCACGTTTACATCAGGGTTAACCCTGATGCGTCTGCGTCAGGCGCGTGCGCGTAATTAGCAACAATTTCCGCTGTAGTCGCACAAACCCCCCAATGATTACCATCATCCAAGTCACGAATCAACCGTTTTGGACTCAACATCCACCACATTGCTTTCATCTTTAAGCACGCGCTGCTTTGCTTCTTTAAGCGCATCCATCACACTGATGCGGTTGTCTGTCACTGCGACATCAATGCGATCACCGTACATCTTGGGCTTGAGTTTGGATGCAATCCACTTACGTGCATCCACTTGCATTCGTTTGCGTTGTACCCAAGCTGAGGCCATTGGGCCTTCGAGATGCTCTGGCATTTCCTCGTCAGCCAGTTCCAAAATCTCTTCAGCCAATCGATCTGCTCTGTCCTCGATGGCGTTCTCGTACATGGTGCGGAACTCTGGGCTTTTCTTGATCATCAGCATGACGGCATAGTACGAAGGCATGTTGTCGGCCTTCAATGCCGTGCTGAGGCTTTTGCCCATTGACATCTGCTCGGTCATTATTTGCCAGCATGGATGATCAATCCCAAACACTGTAGGCCGACCACGGCCACGTTTTTCAACCACTTCGGTGGTTGCCAAGTTCTGAGTCACTTGTAAGCTCCTAAAAAATACGGGTACTCACACCGATCTGGTGCTTTCCCCAAAAATGCGGCAACTGCATTTGCACGCACCATCATGCTATCACCTCAATCTCAACCTTGTAAGTTTTAACCCCACCGGATCTCTGCCTGTACTCCCATTCCACCAGTTTGCTCCCATCATCCACGCCAAGCCAGTCAGCCACCCCATCACGCACCGCCTTGAAACCAGATTGCAGATTATCCCCATCCAACGCCCTTGGAGCCACCCTAGTGAGCACAACCATGCAAGGTGGGGGAGGAGGTGCGGCAACACTCGCCAGCGCGTTAAACGCCTTCTGGCGCTGACTTTTCACCAGTTTCGCCTTTACCGCCCAGTGCATCCTCATGTTTGCCATGCTGACCACCTTCATGTCCATTTCCACCTCAATCATAATTTTTCCTATTTTTTCTATTTTTACAATTTTTACAACTATTTCCCTTCAACCCCCATCAATTCCCGCCTAACCGTCCGTTTTGACAATCCGGACATTTAGCGTCCGGATCCGGATGGGTATATATACCCAATCCGGACGGACGGACGCATAAATTGATGTCGAGGCCGGACGGATCCGGACGCTTCCGGACGATCCGGACGCTTGAATCCGGACGCTTGTCCGGATCGTCCGTCCGTCCGTTATTCGGCACTTCCGGACGCTTCCGGACGCTTTTAATCAAAACATGGCCTCTTGTTTTGGCAAGTCAGCCGCACTGGTGCCATTGAATCCAAACATATCAAACGTCCTTTGCGCGTCCTCTATGCGCTTGCAAGCAATCTCAAAGTACTTGGGTTCACGCTCAATGCCTATGAACTTGCGCCCCATCTGGACGGCAGCCACGCCAGTTGTGCCGCTTCCCATAAAAGGATCAAGAATGGTTTTTGCATTAGGGACAAAATTTATGCACCACGCCATTAAATCAACGGGCTTTTGCGTTGGATGGTTTTTTTCAATTTGGTTATGCTGGTGAATTGAGAACCTGAACACTTTGGCGGGAATTTTAATGTTTGTGTAGGCAAGTTCAGCACTTGCAAAGTTGCTGACTGTCTGTTGTTTGTCCCAAACCAAAAAATACTCACTAGTTGGCAACTCAAAATTGTTAGCACCCCAAACAATTGAATGTTCACCTTTTGAAAGCAGTAAATCAAAAAATGCTTTTTCTGGAGCCTTGTCCCAAGCAATACCGTTTTTGTATTCGCCTGTTTTGTCAAACCGCAAAGAGCCTTTTTCAAATCGTTTTATTCCATAGGGCGGATCAGTAATCACCGCATCCACCTTGCCCAAAGTCGGCAAAATGTCCATGCAGTCACCCATGTACAAAGTGGCGTTCCCAATTTCTACTTTCATATTTCGCCCTCTTTTTTCTGGCTCTTATACCCACCACTGACCTCAACGGCCATGCCCTTGCTAATCAGTGCATTGGCCGCATCCCAAAACCTATTGCGTGCCACGCCGTGCTCTTTCATGGCTTCCCGCCATTCGTCTGATGTGATGGCATGTGTCTGGTGTTCTTTCAATCGCTGGACCTCAAGTAGCACCAAGCACTCCATTGCCTTGCGTTGGTTTGGCGAGAGGTAGGTTTTCTTTTGCACACTGCTGACCAACCCCGAGATGTCCACGGTGGTGAGGTACGCGCCCTTGACCGCAACGCCGTGCTTGTCAAATATGGGCAGATCTACTTGGGTGATCTGGAAGTTCTTCGCCACTGGCATTTCTGCGTCCTTCATCTTCTTGGACTCAAACTGGATGGTCTTCGACCCGCTATCCAACTGGCACTTGTACTCTGCATCCAGTGCGCCCTTCAATGCTGTACTGCCCCTGCTTCTATCCTTATCTGCCGCCCCGCTGTGGTGAACAACTAAGACGCAGCACTTGTAACTTTGCCTCAAATAGGTGTCTAGGTGCTGGATAAACGAATTCATGTCTTGGGTTGAATTCTCATCCCCGCCCATATTCCGAGCCAAGGTGTCAATTACGATCATGGATGGCACATGCCCACACTCTGCGCTCAAGGTCTTAATGGAATCAGCCACCAGCGCCGCCTCTGTCGCGTCATACAGTTGCGCTGCCCTGTGGCTCTTGAACAGTGGTGCGCCGTTTAGGGTTGCACCGTTGCCCAGCTCCCACGCCTTAAAGCGCCGAGCCAAACCGTTGTGGCCCTCGCCAGCGATGTAGAACACTGCCCCCTGCTGGACCTGATGGCCGTGCCAGTCTTTGCCGGTTGCCACGCAGCAGGCTAAGTCAATGGACACAAATGACTTGCCCCCGCCTGGATCACCGAACACTTGGGCCAGTGAGTCAGACTCAATGTAATCATCCACGATCCACTTGATCTCGCTCAACTGAAGTGAATCTGCCCGAGTGAACTCAAACGCCAGTTTATCCCGCATTGGGCCGGCCACCCTCTCAATCTGGTCCTTGACTGCATCTAACCCCTGCAAGCAGTGCAGGTCGTTCCAATCCGTTGGCTTGTTGTCTACCATGTCAGCATCCCCAAATGATGGGTACACAATCTCACCAAACACCAAGGCCGCAGCCGCACGGCCCTTGGTCACGCCGGGGTTACCCTCTGTGAACTGGTCATTGTCAGCGCCAATCACAATCTTTGAGCCTGGGAACATCTCCTTTGCTGCCTTGGCTACCTTGGCTAAGTTGCCACAGTCAAACGCCACAAGCACCGTGTAATCTGTTGCCTCATGGATTGACGCGCATGTGGCAAAACCCTCACCCACAAACACAATCTTGCGATTACCCCGCAACTCATAGAACCCGCCCTCAATCTTGCCGCCTTTGAGGAACCGTTTGTTGCCCTCTGCGTCAATCGTTTGGTATGACAACACCTCACCAGACTGGTTGACCACAGGCACCACCAGTCTGCCTGCCCTGTCAATCTTGACCCCATGTGCGCTGATGTGCTTGCGAACCAAATAGGGGTGATCATCACTGGCATCAGCATAAGTGCCGACCTCATCCTCTGCTCTTTCTGCTGCCACTGCCTGAGATGCCAGTCTCTCAGCATCCTTCTTGGCTTTTAGGTCAGCCACCCACTTATCATGCTCAAACCTCTCGGTGAATGACATGGTGCGCCCAATGTCTGCTACCCACTTTGATTCAAACGTAGGCTCTTTCCAGCACCCTGCAATGCCCACTGGCACCTTGCCACTCAGGTGCAAGATGTACCACCCGTCTAACGCACCCTTCTTGGACGACACATGAGCCACCCGGTGGATCTCACCATCAGCAATCAGGTCTTTGATCAACAACCCAGATGCCTCACAGTGAGCGCGAAAGCCAGCTTCAGGATTGATCAGGTCTTGCGACTCCGTAGCTGCCGCAAAGCCATTAGGGAAGATGGTTGATAGGGATGTCATTTGTTTATTTCCTGTTGAATTCTATGGCCGATCCATGCAACCACAGGCACAGCCCAGCTATTGCCCAAGGCTTTGTACCGAGGGCCATCTGGTGACTCATCTTTCTTGCGCCAAGGGATGTTGGTGTACCCATCGGGGAAGCCTTGCAGGCGTTCGCACTCAACCGGGGTCAGGCGGCGCACGGCCATTGCTTGAGGAACGGTCATAACGGCAGGGCGGTTTGCGTGACCACTCATTCCCATGTTGGCATCAAGCGTCCCAGCCACTGTGTCCTCCATCCAGTAGCCAAGGCCGCTCTCTCGCATGGCGACAATAGGCTGCGCCACTGCATGATGATTAGCTTTAGTAAGTGTAAACATTGGATCACCAACTTCACCGTATCCTCGCCCAATACGGTTTGCTCTACCATCATCTGACGGCCTCCCCCTTATGTTCATCATGTCCAAAGGTATTGGCTGCATCACGCCCGTTTCATAGTTCAGCGAATAGCCGCCACTTGACTTGGATTGCATCGTTCCAGACAAATCACCCTTATGAAATCGCAGGTTGCGGAAATCTATTGGTTGCGCCACCCCTTGAGTTGCATGGGTGTCCACCGTGTAAGCCGTGCCATCATCATTCCAGCCACGCCCGTTTTGCGCCTTTTCAATTGGGCGAACGTCTTGGATGGCAATTGCTTGCGGCTGCCCTCGACCATCCATGCAATATGCCGAACCATCAAGCAAATACTCTTTGCCCTGTGGCCCAGCCTCTGGTGCGCGGCCTATGCAGTGAGGATGAATGCTAATCACAGGAGTCTGCCCCTCGTCCAGCGTAGAGTTGATGCCCTTGTGCATCCGGGCGGTCAGGCAGTTACCAACTTCGTAGGGTTGCACCACCATCGCCTCTGCCTCTACTCTTTCGTTGCCTGTGCGACTGAAAGGAGGGCCGTTTGTAACGCAGGGGGCAATTGTTTTCCCCGTTTCTCTGCTCGGCGCAATATCCCGGCGCACGCCGTCGAACTCAAAAAGAACCGCTGCGGGATCGAAGTCTGCTCTAGCACTTGCGACAACGAACACACGGCGGCGGCGTTGGGCCACTCCGAAATATTGGGCGTCAAGGACTCGCCACGCGACTGTTCTTTGGGGGCCATACACACAACCTGCGTTCGTCCATTTCTCCCCTGATGGGATGATCGGATCATCTTCCCCGGCAAGTGCGCCAAGAAAGCAGCCGAAGGCGTTGTCCTTTGTGGAGAGGACTCCGGGGACGTTCTCCCAGAAGATGATTCCCGGATCATCTCGTCGAATAGATCGAACATGGTCAATTGCATTGGCGATACCTACAAATGTGAGTGAAAGATTGCCCCTTGCGTCATCAAGGGAGTTACGAAGACCAGCCACGCTGAACGCTTGGCAAGGAGTGCCGCCACAGAACACATCTGGCGCTTCAACTTCACCAGACAGAATGCGCTCGGGCAGCGTAGTCATGTCTCCAAGGTTGGGAACATCAGGGTAGTGGTGAGCCAGCACCGCAGACGGAAATGGCTCAATCTCTGACAACCATGCGGCTTTCCAGCCAAGTGGATGCCACGCAACACTGGCAGCTTCAATACCAGAACAGACAGAGCCGAATCTCACGCCTGCTCCACCAACTCAGGCCAAATGGACTGCCAGGTGCCTTGGCACACCATCTTGCGCCCCAACCGGCCACGAGTCTCTTGTTCCACCCTCACAGCCTCAGAGGCTGACATCTCACGCCGGCCAGTCAGGCACTGGTACAGGTACTGTTCATTGATGCCAACTTTTTCTGCCAGTTGTCGGCGCTCGTCTGGTGTGATTTGTGTGTTCATAGAAGCAGAGTCTAGCAGACTGCTTGAACAAATCCTCATTAGGGAAAGCACTTATGAAAATAAATCTAGCAAAGCGCTTGACCGCATCTAGCGATATGCTAGATAATTTAGCCATGCCAACGAAATTGTTTGTTGGCATCACGCTGAAAGGCCAAAGTAAACAAAATGAATCATTACATACTCAACATCATGGCATTGCTCAAGGTTGATGCCAACACCGCCCAACAAGTTTATGACGAAATGTGCGTATCTGGTTTTGACTTCTCTGAAGCCACACAACAGGCTTTTAATCGTGAAGCCAAAATTTGCTTTGCCGTTATTAAGGAACTTGCACAATGAAACACCACAAATACCACCAGCACTACCAAGTCAAAGCCGCCAAGCTGCACGCCCGTGCAGAGGCCGCGCTGGACTTGCTCACCGCCATCGTTATTGGCATTGCCTTGGCCGCTTGCCTGTTCTACGGATGGTCAGCATGATGGACGACACCACCATCATCCGGCTTGCCCAGCAGGCCGCACACGACGAACTGGCCGTTGCCGTGTTCACCGTCAACGAACTGGCACGCTTTGCTGATCTGTGCTTTGACGAGCAGACTAAAGCCCCAAACGCCCCCCGTGGTGTCATGGTGTTTGACTACGCCGCCAATGGCGTCCAGTTGATTTGCCATCTGGAGTACGAGGCAGCAGAACGTGGCTCATTCTCTGAGCCTGGCTACCCCGAAAGTGTGACCCTCGAAAGCGCCTACCACTTGGGTGAGAACATTGCTCACTTGTTGTGCGATAGCGTGGTCGAGGAAATTGAAGATGCTGCACTGGCACAAATTAAGGAAGACCAAGATGATTGCTGAACTGACCGCTGCCCTGCGCCAAGTCAAATTGGCTGAAGCCGCTGCCAAAACCGAACGCTTGCGCCTTGAAGACTTGATCGAAAAGCAATTCACTAAGCCCATTGGCGGTGAAGGCACACACACCGACGAAGAAGTCAAGATCACTTGGAAGATCAACCGCACGGTTGACACGGCCAAAGTGCAAGTCGGTTGGGACGCACTTAGCAAGAACGCCCAAAGCGCTTTTCGCTGGAAAGCCGAGGTGGATCTGACGCACCTGCGTGCCTTGAAAGATTTGGATTCAGCCGCTTACGCACAAGCTGCTGAATACATCACGAGCAAACCTGCAAAACCTACCATTGAACTGAAAGATTAATATGTTTGATTTGAAATCCATCTCCAAGACTCGCCGAGTCCGTGCCCCCAAAATTGTGATCGTTGGTCAGGGCAAAATTGGCAAGACCACTTTTGCTGCTATGGCACCCAACGCCATTGGCATCCTGACCGAGGACGGCGCTGACGCCGTGGACGCCAACGCATTCCCTTTGGCAACCAGTTTGGCCGATGTTTACTCTGCTGTGGCTACCCTGATCAACCAGCCCCATGACTTTCAGACGCTGTTTATTGACTCGCTGGATTGGCTTGAGCCATTGGTGCAAGACCATGTGTGCAAGGCCAACAATTGGAAAAACATTGAGCAACCAGGCTTTGGCAAGGGTTACGTGGCCGCCGCCGAGGAATGGCGCAACTTGTTGTCTGGCCTTGAGGTGCTCCGGGCCGACAAGGGCATGGGCATCATCTTGATTGCTCACGACAAGATCAAGCGCATTGAAGACCCGCTAACCGAAGGCTTTGATAGTCATGTGCTCAAGCTCCACGACCGTGCTGGTGCCTTAATTCAAGAGTGGGCTGATGTCATTGGTTATGCCGGCTACCGCATATTTACCAGCAAGACTGACGCTGGCTTTGGCAACAAAGAAACCAAGGCCACCACCACGGGCGAACGCATCTTGCACGTTGAACCACACCCGGCCCATTGCGGTGGTAACCGCTTTGGCCTGTCCAATATGCCGCTTGACTGGGCGGCATTCCAAGCAGCGCTGACCGTAGCGCAATCTTGATTCTTAGTCCAAAACCTTAACTCTTGAAAGAAAACAATGGCTCATTTTGACTTTGACGCATCGCAAGTTGCACCACAAACATCCTCTGGCCCAGTCCCCGCGGGCACTTATCTGGCCCACATCACCGAGAGTGATGTTCAGCCTCTTAAATCTGGCAAGGGCACTGGTTTAAAGCTGACCCTTGAAATCATTGACGGCCCCCACAAGGGTCGCCGTGTGTGGGAGAACTTGAACATTCAGCATGAGAACGAAGACACCCAACGCATTGCACAGTCGCAACTTTCTGCCCTGTGCCACGCCGTGAACGTGATCAAGCTGCAAGACACTGCTGCCTTGCACCTGAAGCCCGTCACCATCAAGGTGGTGGTGCGCGAGGCACAAGGCCAGTACCAAGCAAGCAACAACATCAAGGGTTACGAGTCTGCCAGCGGTAGCCGTTCAGCCGCGCCGGCCTTTGTGGCACAGGCCGAAGCAGCGCCAGTTGTCAAACCTAGCGCCCCAGCCTGGGCCAAGAAGTAATACATGGCCGCACTTCCGCAATCCGTTGTGGACCCTGTGGCCGATGCCATCTTTGCCCATTACAAGGCAAAGTACAGCACCGAGCCACAGCGCCCCTACCTTGGTGCTAGTGCGATTGGCAAGCCTTGCTTGCGCCAGCACTGGTACAGCTTTCGGTGGTCCAAGCCTGCCGAGTTCTCTGGCCGCTTGTACCGAGTGTTTCAGTCTGGTCACCTGCAAGAGCCAAGAATCTATGACGACCTGGCTGCGATTGGCTGCACTGTGTATGATCTTGACCCGGCCACGGGCAAACAGTGGTCTTTTACCGAGCCGGTCAGTGGTCACCACTTCAAGGGCAATGCCGACGGCATTGTGACTGGCTTGCCGCAGGCACCCAAGTCGCCGCATGTGCTGGAGATCAAGACGGCCTCTGCCAAGATGTTTGCCGAGATGCAAAAGTCTGGAGTAAAGAAAGCCAAGCCCGAGCACTACGCGCAAATGCAGATGTATATGAAGTGGTCAATTGACCTGTATGGTGAGAATGGCTGCACTCGCGCCATTTACATAGTGGTCAACAAAGACACCGATGACATCTACACCGAGCGCCTTGAGTATGACAAGGCCGAGGCACAGGCAATCATTGACAAAGCCTTGGCGGTGATCACGGCCACCGAGCCGCCGGTGGGCATCAGCCAAGACCCGTCTTGGTACGAGTGCAAGTTCTGTGATTACCACAGCATCTGCCACGGCACCGATGTGCCAACACCTACTTGCCGTTCATGCGCCCACGTTACGCCAGAGATGGACGGCAACGCACGTTGGTCTTGCGCGGTGCATCAAAATGATATACCCGTTGCCACCCAGCGCACTGGCTGTGACACGCACCGATACATCCCAATCTTGCTGTCCAAGTTTGCCCAGCCGGTGGACATGGATGGCGATGCCGTGGTGTATCAGATAGGTAACAATCAATTTGTCAACGGTACGCCGGCCAACCATTCAACGCACATCAGCAGTGCCGAAATTTACGCCTGCAATGACAAGACCGTTTTAGTGGATGACTTTGCGCTAAATCTCAGGCTGCAACATGGAGGAAGATTTGTATGAGCACGCCACCACCCATCCAAGAAATCACTTTGCGTGATTACTTAGCAGCCGCAGCCTTGACTGGTTTGCTTGCCAATGGTGACCGCAAAACCGCTGTGGGGCAAGCCTACAAAGTCGCCGATGAAATGCTCAAGGAGCGCAGCCATGATCCTTCGTGACTATCAATCGCGCTCAGTCGCCGACTTGTTTAATTGGTGGACCAAGCACCAGAGCAATGACGACATTCCTTTGCTGGTGCTACCCACTGGCTCCGGCAAGTCGGTGATCTGCGCCGAGATCGTGCGCCAGATGTGGGAGCAGTGGCCTGAGTACCGGCCCCGCACGGTGGTGCTAGTGCCTAGCAAGGAACTGGCCGAGCAGAACGCTGCCAAGTTGCAGTCCTTGTTGCCCGCCGACATCCACGTTGGCTTTGTCAGCGCAAGCCTTGGCAAGAAGCAGCACCATGCCGATGTGATTGTTGCCACCATTGGCAGCATCCACAAGTCAGCGCACCTGTTAGGTGACATCAAGGTAGTGATCATTGACGAAGCCCACCTTGTCAGCACCAAGGCGTCTGACGCAGGGATGTACCGCACCTTCCTGTCCAAGCTGGGCGAGATTTGCCAGTTCCGCACCGTGGGCATGACGGCCACGCCATTTAGGGGCAACCAAGTTTGGCTGACCGATGGCGATGAGCCGCTGTTCACTGGCATTGCGTCAAACGTCACCATGCGTGAGTTGCTAGACCAGAAGTTCTTGTCGCCCTTAGTGCCGCCGCCCGTGCAGATGATGACCAAGATTGATGCTAGTAGTGTGGGCATCTCTAACGGTGACTACAAGGTTGGTGAATTGTCTGAGGTGGTGGACACTTACTTGCTGCAAGTGGCCCAAGAAGCCTGCGTGATGGCCTCAGAGCGCTGCAAATGGATTGCCTTTACACCGAGTGTCGCCAACGCACAAAGCCTTGCAGACAAGCTAAATGAGCGAGGCATTGTCAGCGCCGTGGTTTGTGGCGAAACACCAGCGCAAGAGCGTGCCGACTTGATTCGCCAGTTTAAGGCGCACCAAATCCATTGCTTAGTCACCGTGCTGGCGCTGTCCACTGGCTTTGATGTGCCAGATGTAGATTGCATTGTCTGGTGCCGGCCCACGAAGTCGCCAGTGTTGTATGTGCAAGGCATGGGCCGAGGCACACGCATTGCAAACAACAAAACTGATTGTCTGGTGCTAGACTTTACGGACACCGTGGAGCGCCTTGGGCCGGTGGGCATCATCAAGGGCCGAGCCAAGGTCAAGCGCACTGGTGACCAATCAGCGCCGTTTTGTATCTGCCCTGAGTGCGGTGAGCGCAACGCACCGGCTGCGCTAGTGTGCGCTGCCTGCGGCGCAACGATTAAAGAGCTAGAGGTAGCCAAGCCGCTAGATGCCAAGGTGTCGTATGCAGCGCTGTTATCAGCACAGCAGCAAGCCGTCAACACTTGGCACGATGTCAGCAAGGTGGTTTATGGATGGCATAGCAAAGAGGGCAAGACAGACAGCATGAGGGTTGACTACTACAGCGGTTTGCTTGTTGTAGCCAGCGAGTGGGTGTGCTTTAACCATTTAGGTTACGCAAAACAAAAAGCTCAAGACTGGTGGCTAAATCGCAACAGAACATTTATGCCATCAAAAGTTAGTGAAGCACTAGATTATTTGCAATTACACAAAATTAAAGAACCCGCCCGCATTGCAACCCGCAAGAACGGAAAATTTACAGAGGTTAAAGAATATGAATTTGCAAGAATTGACCGCCATCAAAATGCACTTGAAGAAACAATTGAAAGATCTTGACGCCATCCAGATCACTTGCCTGCGCTGTGAACATTTGAAAGCTGGCCGCAAGTGTGAAAAATTTGACGCCAAGCCACCAGATGAATGGCTGCATGGGCCTGTTGATTGTGAGCACTGGCTGTGGGATGCTGTGCCTTTCTAGGCAGGGACAAATTGAAATGACCAAATTTGAGGCGTGGGAAGCGCACAACCTGGCGAAGTTTGCACAAGAGGCCACAGCAAGGCTGACTGAGCAAGACGAGCTGATCAAGAGTCTGGAAGCAGACTTGAAGGCAGCGATCCGTGCCTACCGGCACCTAGTAATGGAAGGGGCAAAACGTGAAAGTCTACCCATCAGTACCGAACAAAGATTTTAAGTGGAGCAGCGGCGCAGACGTGCAGACGACTTGGCGCAAGTGGGGCTGGACCCCGCCGTCCGAGAAGATGACGCCGCCCCCGCCAGAGCGCAAGGTTGAGCCGCTGCGGAGATTCAAGTGAGATCACATTACGACAAGATTCGCAAGTGCCTGCAAGACCATCCTGATGGGCGCACCGTGGCCGAGCTTGTAGAGTGCACAAGCATTTCTGCTGACAGCCTGCGCCAAGCACTTGAGACATGCTTTGGCGTGTACGTTGACCGTTGGGAAGGCCCGCGCCGAGGCCAGTGGGCTGCGGTGTGGTGCGTGGTTTCAGTCCCCGAGAACTGTCCGAGGCCAGAATGAGCGACTGTAAGCAACATCTTTGGGAGCCAGTTGATGGCTCCCCTATCTACAAGTGCGCCCGATGCGGTGCGTTCTTAAGGATCATCAAATGATCCCCGAAGACAAACCCACTCCCGCTGATAAACAGTTGGTGTGGATCGTGGTGGCCTTCATCGTGTTGATGTTGGGCCTGATGACATTGAGGAGTTGCTATGACTAAAGACGAAGCATTGAAGCTGGCGCTGGAGGCGTTGGAGGGCGTTTTAGATGATTCTCCCAAGGTGTTGGATGCGTTTATCTCAGGCGGCTTGTACGAGGTTGTTCAATGCCGAGATGCCATCACCGCCATTAAAGCCGCACTAGAAGCGAAGGATGAGCCTGTGGTGTGGAAGTGGCATCAAGCCCCCGTCAAAACTTCATGGGGTCATGAAATGGTTGTGGCTGATCTCGCCATTGACAAAGACAACACCGTGTCTGTCTACTGTGAGCGTCACCAGACCGCCAAGGTCGAGGCCATGCTTAACCCACCCGCAGCACAGCCAGCAGTCCCTGATGCAATCACCGACAACAGCGAAAGCCCTGAGTACAGAGAGGGCTGGAACGATTGCCGGGAATTTATGCTCGGGAGGGGCAAATGAGCTACATCATCGCAAGCCTGCCACCACTCAAGTGCTTTGTGCGCCGCGAGTTCCTGTACAACCACGCCAAGGGCCACGGGGAGTTGGAGCCAGCGATCTGGGTCAGCATCAAAGCGCTGCGCGGCCAAGTGTTCCGCATTGAGTCGTTGCTGCCCAATTACGGCGCTCTGTACGACAAACTGCCCTTGCACGCTTACGTTTGGCGTAAAGACCACGGCAACCTGGCCATCGACGCCTTGCAACTGTGGGACTGCATGGGTTACCGTTTTACGGTGTGCGAGAAGATCGGCCTACGCAACTTGGGCGTCAAGTTCTTGAGCAAAGACAAGCAGTGGCACCACGGCAAGTACCTGTTCACGGTGGACTTCTGCGCCGACGGTATGGACGCCGACACGGGGTTTACCGAGCAAGCCGAGGAGCACAAGTCGTTCAACTTCATCCGGCTGGACAATGGTCAGTTTGCTACGCAGCCCAACAACCGCTGCCTGTGGTACGACCAGAGCCTGATTCCCGCCGAGGTAAAGTTTCCTGACTTTCAAGCGGCCAAGGACTTTTACACCGTTGACGGATCACGCAAGTGGAGCGCTGGGGACGACTGGTTTTACGACATCGTGGAACGTGGCGGCGTCTGACCGCACCTCGGCCACTCGCCGACTCCAGCCTTTGCTAAAAGTCGGCCAGTGGGGCAAGTCCATAAGAAAGGACAGGCGGCGCTTGCTGTAGTCGTCCACCAGATCGCCCTTGAACGCTGCTACCGCCGCCAGCGTCTTGGGGCCAATACCACCGTCAGGCTCGACGCCCACGCAGGCTTGGAGCCACTTGGCGGCACGGCCTGGGCCACTGTTGACCGCAGCGTCGAACACAACGTAGTCCACGCCGTCGGGCAGATCGTCGCCCTTGATTTTGTCCCAGTACTTGGCCCTGTACATCGGCCCCACTTGAGCAGGCGTCAGCTCACGCATGGTCTTTTCGTCCACTTCATGACCGACCCATTCTTCCCACACCTTTTGAGTTACGCCAAGGTTAGTCCGACCGCCGGGGTCATTTTTGTGAAAAACGTATCCTCCTTCGTGCTTGAGGACGCGCTCAAGTGCCTCTGCAAAATTGTCTTTCATTTGCTGCCTCTCATAATTTCGGTTTTTTGACGGCTGCCGTCACTGCTGCCCAGCCAGAAGTTGTAGACGGATGCCGTTTCACGGGCCAGCACACCCAGCAGCAGCATGAGCACATCGGACCCGGCCAGCGTAAACACGTTGGCAGCCGCGCCAATCAACAGGGTAAAGAAGCCTATGACCGTGATGCCTGTGAGCAAGGCAGGCACGATTGAGCGTGTTTGCTTTTGCATGTCGCGGGCATCTTTGGTGTTTTCGACCGCTAGCTTCTCAAAGTTAAGGCCAAGCTCTTGCCCCTGCTTTTGCAATTCGATTTCAGCAATCTTGATCTGGGCGATCTGCTCGGCTGTCAGTTTGTTATTGCTGATCATGTCCTGAACTTGGTCAGGCTCAACCCCGATGGCTTTGGAGATGGCCGACACGGCCATGCCCGCCAGGGGGCCACCCAGCGCGGTAGCGATAGTCGGTGCGATTTGTTTAAGCCAATCCATATCATTTACCCTTTCAATTCAAAACTGAGGTTGGTGTGGCGGGGATACTGCACAACGCGCTCCCCTTCAGGACATTTGTACTTGATGGTTGCCAGCAGAGTTGCCTTGCCGCTGGCAATTTTTTCTTTTCTCACCATAGTGAGTTGGTATGTGAACGTGTCGATCTCCGGCCCTGCAGGTCCGCTAAATTTACTGGCAGTGGTTGTGGCCTCATGCACCATGCCCGCTGCATCACGGATGCTTGGGGTAAAGCTCTCAACAGAGCAGTCGTCACGCTTCTTGATCCGCGCAACGGTTACATTGATAGGCTGTCCAGCTTCTGCCACGATCTTGAAATTCTCTGGCGACCATTCAATAATGGCTCGGTCAAACCAACCGAACTTGTCGGCCAGCGTGTAACTGCCACCCAATGCAGCGACACTTGCGGCAACGGCTCCAATGGCTTTGGTGAGGTCAACCATAAAAACTCCAGATAAAAACGCGGGTGCACCACAACGCCAGCCCGATCAGAAGGGCCGCTGCAATTAATGCAACAGCCCAGTCTTTCATGGCGCTGCTGGCGTAATGTTGTTGACGGTAGTTGGTACAACCAAGGGAGCTGGCTGAGTAACCACGATTGGCGCAGGCTGAGTCACAACAGTTGGAGCGTGAGTGCTGTCGGTGTTTGTTGTGGTCGTTGTAGTGGTGGTTATGTTGGCTGCTGGCGCTTGAATCTTTGAAGCAATACCCACGAACGCAGCGTTGGTGCTGATACCCAGCGCCGTTGCGTTGTCAGACTGGCGCATACCCAAGCTGGTTTGCTTGTTGACGCTGTAGACCTGACCAAAAGTCGGCAGCAACAACCCTGTCCACTGCATGGCGTAATCAGCCCAAGACTTTGGAGCGTTAATTTGAGCGTTCTGTTGACCACCACCCATTTGCAGAGACATGACCGCAGCGACTTTGGCCGTGGTGTCACCTTGCTTGGCAATCTCAGCCAGAGCCTGATACCGGGCTGTCTGGGCCGCTGCTTGGGCCTTGTGAGCGTCAGCGTAGGCTTGGTACTCAGCAGTAGCGCAGCCTGTCAGGGACAGGGTACAGAGGATGGTGGCGATCAGTTTCATGTAATTCCTTTTCTTATTTAAGCATCCACATGGCTGAAAAGATTGTCCCGGCCATTGACAAAATCATCACGCCAGCAGTTTGGATCATGATGGTTTCAATGCGTTTAAGCCTAGCATTGATTTGTTCGTAGCGGATACTGCAAACTTCTTCGTGGGTGGACAGTCGTGCGTCTGTTGCGTCAATCGTGCTCATCTTTTGCTTTCTGCAACTGTTGGTTGATTGACTGTACAACGGGCGCGACCTCACCGTAGGGGGCAAGCATGAGCGCTCGGTTGATGACAGCCAGTTCTTGAGGGGTTAAAACGAGTGTGATCATACGCCGTAGTAAGGAAGTTTGACGTTAACGCCTGCAATGTTAACTTGCAAATAGCCCGCTACTTGGGCAGGCGGCGCACCGTTGGTGCCAGCAGTTGCAGATGCCGAAGCGTAGGTGTTGGTCCATGCAATGGTTTCGGCCAGCACCAAGCCGCCCACGTCGCTGATGATCAGTTTGTCCACACCGCTGACGGCGTAGGTAAGCCCAGTTACGCCCGAGCTAGAGTGACGCAAACGGTAAACTGACGAAGCGTCAAACGCCATGTTCTCGCCATCCTTGATGCGGATCGCCGACGTGCTGTTGGTTGCTGTACCCAAGTCAATACCAACGCCGTATGTGCCGCTAAATTGGATGCCCCAAGTGCCCGAGCTGGAAATCTGCACACCAACTGCTGCGTTGCCTTGCAACGTAAAGCCGTTGGTGACTTGACCTTGTGTCAAGTCGTTGTTGGTAGGGCCGATACGGATAGCGTAAGACGTGGTGTTGATCGTGCCGCCTGACACGCCTTTGCCCACCGATATGTCTACGCCGACCCGGTTGAGCGAAGTGTCTGTGCCGTTGGCAAAAATACCGACTTCCAAACCGATCAGGCCAGCCGTTGGGTTGGCGACTTGGGTGAAGTCACGCGCCTCAGACACAATGCCCCATGTCGGGCCGGTGCTGCGCTTGTTGCCTTGGCCGTAGACGCCCACGTTCTCGCCAGCAGCAGCGTAGTTGTCAACGATGCCAACAATCGTCCACTCAAACGATGTCTCAGTCGCGCCTGTGATGGTGCGTGCCCAAATGTTGGGGTTGACGTAGCCGCTGGTGCCGCCTGCAACAGCCGTGGCGTCGCGCAGCGTGTTGATGGGTGCCTTGGTGTTGCCGTCCAGCGATCCGGCCGTGGGCGATGTGCCGTCGATCTGCTGAAGGCGGGCGTTGACAGTGGTCGCCACGCCAGTGTCGGCGGGTGTGTAGCCGATCAGCGTAGCGCCGTCCGATGCGGCCAGCACGGCCAACGTCGGGCCGTTGGGGCCGTTCACGTTGTCGGAGGTCCATATCTCCACGTTGTCTGCATCCTTGAGCAGCATAAAGTAGCGGTTAGCGCCGCACCATATTGCTGCCTCGCCCCGACTGTTCAGGATCACCGGGTTGGTGTTGGCCGTAGTGCCGTTGTAGTCGGTAAACGTGGCCTGCGGGGTGGTCGTACCAGCAGCATAGGTGAACAGCTTGCCGCCCACCAACGGGTTACCGTTGGCGTCGAAAAACTGCATTACTGGATTGGGAATGAGCGTAGTAGGCATGATCGTGTTCCTGGTTACTTAGCGAGGGCGTTTTTGTTAGGACTTGTGGGGGCCAACTGGTTGGGTTGCTCTAATGCTTTTTCAAGCTGCTTTTTATATTGTCTCTCACGCGCAAATTCTGCCGCCGTTTTTATACCAGGCACGTTAATAGGCAACCTTTGCAAGGTTTCCAGACCACGCAACACAGCGCCAGAAGTGTTGGAATAATTGACAGCACCAGGTTGTTTGACCACTACATCTTTAATGGCGTCACGCAAATCAAGGATCTGATCTCGACCAGCTTTGCCAAACATGTAGGCCAGTTTGTCTTCTGAATCTAGTCGCGTAACCAAGGTATTCAGATTCTTGAAAGACATCTGATCACCTTTGGTAAGCATGTCCTTCATTTCTTGAAGGGTTTGGCCTTTTAATTCAGCATATGCTTGGCGTCCTTCTGGACCAGACTTCTTCAACAAAGTGGTGACGGTTCGCATTTCTTCTAGCGAACCGTCTAGCACCACATGCTTAAACACATCATCTAAAGCCACTCGGCGGTCTTCGTAGCCAGCTTTAGTGGTAAGCAACTTGTCCACACGGTTAACGTCTTCAAACTCTTTAGCCAATTGTTTGCGTGCTGACCGAGCCGCTTGGTACATCTCACCACCTGCGCCCTCACCGATCTGGGTAATCATCTGCTTGAGTTCTTTTGCATTTGCCGAATTTTGCACTTTGCCAATTTGCTGGTAAATGTCTTCCAACGCACGCACAGTAATAGTTCCGGTTTTACCGGGGTCGTTCATAGCCAAAGACTCAGCGACTGAGTCCAAAATTGGATCTAGTTTTTGGCGCTGTGTTGGCGTCTTGCTGTTGATGAAGTCCAACAAACTTTGATACGGCACCGGCTGCAATGTCTCGCCAGAGTTGTCTGCCTTGTTGTACAACTTTTTGTACGTGTTGAACTTGCGGGTGTATTCGTCGTTCAAAGCCTTGTCAACAATCTTACCAACCTGACGCGCTTGCGTTGGATCTGCAACCTCTGCGCCAACTTCTGAAGTCATGCGCTCAAAGTTGTTGACAATTGATTGTTTTTGGTTAGCTTTAAACCCACCAATTTGCTCGGCAAGTTTTGTTTTAGTGTCTTCAGAAACGCCAGTCAACACGCCGCGCTGGGCTTCAGATTCAAACTGCTGCTGTGCCAAATTCTTAGTGCGCTCACCAGCCGTTGCAGGAATGTTAAGCCGGGCCAATCGTTCTTCACGCGCAAGCTGCTCTGACGTAGTTGCAGCGCCCATACCTTGCATCTGAGGCTGTTTGGGCGCTGGCAATACTCGCGCCAAAGCGTTTTGCACGGGTGGTGCTACTTGACCAACCACTTGACGAGCAGCCGCACCAGTTTGCTGCATGGCAGGGCCGGCCAAAGCGTTAAGGCTTGTAC